ACCAGCGAGCGACACACCCCTTGGGAATGAACCCGCTGGGATCGCGTCGGAACACGGTATCCTCGTCGCCCTCGTTTCGCCAGCACTCCGAGGTCTGATCGCCCAGCAGCCACAACTCTTCGTGGTCAGCGATCACGCGGGCGATGTTGTCCGGGTACGCTTCCTTGGTGTTGAAGTCGAGCGGGTCCCAGCTTGTGCCGTCGTTCGGCGCGGAGAGATAGTACTTCTTGGACTGCGCCAGGGCGGCGATGAAGTAACTGTCGAGAAAGCACCCGGTCCGGGCATTCACATACGTCCACTGCGTGCCGGCACCGCCCGTCGAGCCGGGCGTGCCGAGCGAGGCGCTGACCGTGGCCACGCCGTTCTCGTCGACGGCCAAGATGGTCACGGTCTGAACGGTGAAACCCGTGCCGCCGGTGATGTCCAGGTTCTCGCCCACATCCTCCGAAACGAAGGGAGACTCCTCGCTGCTGACCTTGGTGGAATCGACGCTGTCGATCGCCAGGTCGGTGTAGCCGAACTCGAACCGGCACGGCTCGGGACCCGACCCGTTGTCGATGTAGGCCTGGTCGGCGCTCACGACCCAGAGTTGATTGCCATTGGGGAACATCAGCGCCGGCGAATGGCTTGCATCATCGCCTACGTCGCCCCGCTGCGTGGCCGACCCGTCCGAGAAGACCTCGTAGAGCTTCGAGCCGGCCACGGCAAACAGGCGTTGGTCGCCCGCCCACAACTCGCGTAGCGGCGCTGTCGGCAGGGTGGTGAAGGTGTGAATCCCCGGCGTGAGCCGGAACACCACCTTAGCCTTGCCCGTGCCGCTCTGGACCACCTCGGGGATCAGGTTCTGCGCCCGTTGCGCGTCCGCGGCCACAGCGGCCAGGCAGTAAGTGGGACCGACGAAGGCATCGAACTTCACAGGTAGTCTCCGCTCAGGATGTCGAAGACGCCGCTGCCCAGCACCGCCGAGTCGCAGGACATAATGGGCGTGACCAGGTTCAGCCGCTTGATCGCCGCCTTCGCCTCGGCCGCCTGCTGAACCAGCAGTGGAGTCACCGTCGCCTCCCGGAACATCGGCGCGATCTCGAGCGCAAGGTTGAGCAGCGACGCCCGGTCGTAGCCATCCGGGAACTCGATGTCCTCCTCGACCGTGGCCACCGCGGTGAGCGGCCGCCAGGGATACAGCACCAACCGGCCGGCCTCCTGGGGGATCGGCCACGGGCGGAGCTCGGCCAGCGGGACAGTCCGCTCATGGTAAAGAGCGCAGGGAGTCCCGCCCCGGCCCTTGTTGCGCACCGCCGCCCACCGGTCGGTGTCGGTGACAACCTCGATCGGGTATTCCTGATCCGAACCCGGCGGCATCCACCCGGCGTTTTCGATCCGGACGGGACGCGCCGTGTCGAAGTCGCCACCTGGCCCGATCCTGTAGTTCGCCTTGGACGCCTCAGCCGGGTACACGTCCCGGCCGACCGAATAAACCATCAGCCGCTCGGTCCGCCAAGTCGACAACAGAGCGTTGTAGGAGAACAGGATGTCGGTCACCGCCGAGGGGCCGGCAGCGCGGCCGACGCCGAGGCAGCCCAACACGCGCATGGCGCCTTTGGCGAGAGCTTCGAAGATCATCCAGCAGCCCCCGCCGGCGGCGCCGCCGCGGCTGCCGGCGCCGGCGGGCCGAGGATGGCGGCATTCAGGCCGAAAATCGAGGTCTTGGCGTCAGCCGCAAGGTCGGCCAGGGTTTGTGTGACCGCCCGGCCGAATTGGCCGGCCCACTCGATCGCGAGGCAAAGGACGAGAGCGCGCTCATAGCCCGGTGGCAGATCCACGGCATCGTCCACCGTGGCGAAAGAAGTGAGCGGCTCGTAGGCGTAGTACTCGAGGTTTCCGCTGGTCGCGGCCGGCCGGATTGAGACCGTGCCTTCGGGGTAGCCGTTGTCGTGGAAGATGACGTTGTTCCGAATGCCGGCGGTCCATTCCTCCGCTTGGACCGGGTCAAGGGGCAAAGTGATCCCCGCTGCCACCAGGGCAGCCGCCTTGATCTTCATGGGCCGGTTGGTGAGCGTGTAGGACGCTGCCCCGGTGAGGGGAATTGACCGGCGCGTGAGCTTCGGAATGGGCAGCGCCTGCGCGTTCCAGCTCGCCACGAGCCGGTTCAGAAGCCGGAGCCCATCGGCCAGTTCCTCGGGCGAGCCCGATCCGCCCGACTCGATCTCGCCCAACTCCAACAGCGAGTCATTGATCAGGTTCCTGACCGCCACGGCCTAAGCGCCTTTCTTGCGGCCGGTTTTCTTTTCGGGCTTTGCCCCGACGGGCGCCGCCGGCGATTCCGGCTCCGGAGCGCTCTGGCCTAGGAACGCCGCCGGCGAATCCGCCCAATCCTCGCCGAGCTCCGCTTCGGCGGTGGCGTCGTTGACAATGCACGCGGGCAGCGTGCGGTGGTACTTCCACTTCGGGAATCCCTGGAACATGGCTCTCCTTTCAGTGAGCTGCTTGGCGGAAAAGACGGGGCGGCCCATAACCGGCAGCCGCCCCAGACGGACGAGTGGAGGACACTCGATGGTCAGTTCAGCAGGACCCATTCGAGAACGACCGTGCCCGTGCCGGTCACGCTACACGCGCCGGTCCAGCCATCGGCCACGTTGAGGTGAACGGTGTGGGCCGCAGCCGCCTCGATCGTCAGGATCTGGTTGGCTATGGTCTTCACCGCCGCCGTGCCGGTGAGGTTGGCGACCGTCTGCCCGGTGAGGATGTCCTCGAACGTCGTCGTGCCGCCGAGCACGGCGACCGCGCCGGTGGCTATCACGGTACCGATACCCATGTCGGGAGTGTCGTTATCGCAGGTCGTTCCCGAGCCGATCAAGGCCACGTTCATATAGGCCGACTTGATCACGACCGCGCCGGCGGGCAGCGTGTAGAGCAGCTTGCCGAAGGCCAGGCTGGCGGCGGCAGTGGGCGCCCCGAGAGCCAGGTCGGTGAACGTCAGTTTGGTCACGTGCGAGCGGCCATTGCCGTACTCGGCCACGGTCACGCCCGTCTCGGCCGTGCCCACGTTCTTCTTGGTGTAGGTCGTCTCGGTCAGATCGACCTGGACCCAGACCGAATCCATGCAGTACCAGCTCCGGCCGGTCGAGGGCACGATGCGAGGTTGGATCAGCGAGGCGGTAACGGTGCATGCCCCGGCCGGGTCGGAGGCGGCGAAGTTGCCCGGCGGCCCGAACCACACCACCGCGCCGGAGTTGTGCGCCGACAGCCGGGAGCCGTCGCGGCTCCGCCGGACCACGACCCGCAGGCCGGAAAAGGAGATGACGTCCAGCGCTTCCTTGTCGATATACAGCTTGGTGTTGACGGCGGTAGGCCCGTAGGCGGCCATGCCTGAGGTCGAGGCGACGTAGACTTCGAGGTCACCCGCGGCCACTGGCTTGGTGAGCGTGGTCCAGCTGAGCGGGGTCTGGCCCTGAGCCAGCCCGGGTAGAACAGCGAGCAGCAGAGCTGCCGAAACGAGGATTCTGATGAGGGAGTGCATTCGATTCACTTTCCTTTGGTTGTGAACTGCGCGGCCGGGTCTGTCGGCCGCGCGTCAGGTCAGCTCATCACGCGGCAGGCGAACTCCGGGTAGGCCTTCCCGAAGACCCAGACCACGTCGAAGCGGTTGATCTGCTTGTTGGCCTTCGTGTCCCAGTCCCGGATGAAGCGGATCTTGATGCCCGTCTCGGGGTCGGTGACGGAGGAGACGAACTCGACCGCCTTCTCGGGATTCGGCTGTTCGCACGTGCCGAACAGGAAGGCGTCCCGGTGGAAGCGGAGTCCCTGCGGGCTTTGCTTGTTGGCGTAGTTCGAGGCATGGCCGAAGATCAGGATCTCGGCTCCGCTGGCCGGAACGGCGGTGACGTTCTGGAACGGCCCGCTGGCTCTGATGGGCGGGTCGATCGGAATCGTCGCGTTCCCGCCGCTATCGCTGTTAACATCCGCGGTCACGACGAATCGCCGTAACATGCCGATGGTCTCGCGGGTCCAGGGGTTCGTGGCGTAGCACCCGGCCATGGTGATGACGTCTCCCTTGTTCAGCCGCTTCCCCGCTGAGGCGGTCCAACCGTTGGTCAGGATCTCAGTCGCCCCGTCGGCTGTCGCGCCGTTGGTGAGAGGCGTGCCGCCCAGCGGACCGACCGTGTGCGTGATGATGTTCTGGCACTCGAACCAGTCGGCGCCGAGGGCGCCTGAGCCGAGCATTCCGGTGCGGAACGCGGCCTTGACGGCGGGGGCGTCGTGGAACAGGCCCTTCACGGCATCGGCGATCTCGACCTGCATGTCGGGCGAGAGCAGCTGGGTGTGGTCCATATCCTGCGGGGCCCCTTCCCAGGAGGTCATGGCGCGGGCCTGGTTGTAGGTCTTGATCGCGGTGGGGATCGTGCCGGGCGTGCCCACGAAGTTCGCCGTGGCCTCGGTGGCTATCCGCAGCGCCGCCCGGTCGATCTTGTTGGCGAGGGTCATCGCCGCCGGCTTCACGATCCGCTCGGCGATGTTCTCCAGCGAGAACATCAGCTCGCGGTTGCTCAGCTCGATGTCGACGCCGGCCGTGGTCTGCACGACCATGTCCACCGTGCGTTCGATGTAGTCCTCGGGGATGAAAAGCTCGCCGTCGCGGCCCACAAAGCGCGTCTGCTTGCGGACCTTGATGGTTTCGCCTTTGCGGGGCGCCTCCGTGAAGCGTCCCACCAGATCTTCGCCCGCGCAGTTGCGGACGAACTGGAGGTTGTTCTTGACCTGGCGCAGCATCTCGCGCGTCACGAAGGTCAAGGTTTCATACACATTGGGCACTTGGGTTCTTCCTCTCGTTGAGCCGTCCGCATTCGGCGGACGGGTTTACCGCCGGCGCGCGAGCAACTGCTGGTTCCGTCGCCGTTCCCACTCAGCGAAGGGAAGCGCCGGGTCATCGAGGCTCGTTGCGGCCCGGCCTCCGCCGCCTGTGATGGCGGTGACGGGTTTTGGTGCGCCGGAAGCCCTCGGCTTGGGAGCCGGGGCGGGGGTGGATTTCGGTTCGGGGGCAGTCTTGGAAGAGAGCGAGGCCTCGAACTTGCCCAACTCCTGGGCGGCGACCAAAGGCGGCAGGCTGACGATGCGCTCGAGATCCTCACGCTTCTGAGCGAGCGCGTACGCCAACTCAGGGCCACGCTCGTGCTCAAACAGCATCAGAACCAGGTGGTCCGGCAGGGCAATGTCATTGACCTCCGCCAGCACCTCGTCATAGTCCGGATGCGCCGCCCGGGCAGCGTTTTCGCGGCTGTCGTAAGCTTTCAGAGCGGTGTCCCGCCTCGCCTTCTCGGCCTGAGCCGCCTCGCGCCGCTCGGCCTTCCAGTCGGCAAACTTGTCCAGGTACTCCTCGTAGGTCTCGAAGTCCTCCGGCTTGGGTCTGCCATCGTCGGGTTCCGCAGTCTTGTCCGGCATCGCCTGAGCCTCGCTGGAGCCCTCCCCGCCAGGGGACTTCTGTGTCTCCAGCGCCTCCAGGCGCCGCTGCAGTTCCCGCTTCTCGCGGGTGAGCTTGTCGATCTTCTTCTGGAAGCTGCCCTGCTTCTTCTTCGGCGGGGCTCCTTCAGTGGGCGCCGCCTCTGAGCCGGGCTTGTCGCCGCCGGGCTCACTCGGTTCTTCCTGCTCCTCGGGTTCTTCCGCGGTTTCCGAATCCGCGGCGGTTTTGGCCGGCTGCGCTTCGGCAGCCTCCTCGGAAGGTTTCTCCTGCGACGCCGTTTGGCCGGTCTCGCGCAGGCGCTCGAACTCCGCAAAGCTGAGATTGTCCGCGCCCAGCAATTCAACGCCAGACGTACCGTCGTTCTTGGTGTTTTCAGGCAAGGGTGTTGCTCCTTGGATTGGGTTTCCGGGTCAACAAGGCCGGCCCGTAGGCGCGCGCGCCAGCCGGGGAGGGCCGGCGCGAAACTCGTTTACCGGCTGCGCAGCAGTTCGCGGATCCGGCGGGCGGATTCCGGGGCCTGGCGCAGCGTGTCGTTGTAGTTGCGCTTCGAGTTCTGACTCACCGAGCGCAGGATGCCTTGCAGGTTGCGGTAGTTCTCGGGCGCCTTGCGCACGGCTTCCTCCAGCCAGTCGTAGGTGCGCCGGGGGATGGTTTTCGCCGCATCGGCGATCTCGGCGAGGGTTACTCTACGCGCCGCCATATCAAGCCGCCACCGGCAGCGGTTCGGAGGGCTCGCCGACGCCCTCGTCCTCGATCGGCTCGTCCGCCTTGAGCAGGTCGAGCCGTCTGCTGATCGCCGCAACTTCCTGCCGCAGCAGCTCGACCGCCTCCTGGCTGCCCAGCTTCGCTTCGGTCTCGATCAACCGGGCCTGGATCTTCAGCGCCTCGATGCGCTCGCGCGACTCGACCTCGAGCCGGCGCGTCTTGAGATCGTCGTTGGCGCTGTTGAGGGCCGTCGTGACCGCCTCGAGCTGCTGCGCCATCGCCTGCAACTGCGCCCTGGCCTGGGGCGGGATCTGCTGCGCACCATCCTTCTCCGGATCCGCCGCCAACTCCGGCGGCAGAGCCCGGCGAAGCTGGTCGGCGATCTCATCGGCGCCGGGAATGTCCGACTTGCGCATGATGATGTGGCCGGCGGCCTGCATCAGCGCCGGGTAAGCCCGCGCCAGCTCGGTGAGTTGCGCCCACGCTTCCTGCCTCATGCTCGTGTAGCTCGGCCCGGTGGCCACGGTCACGTTGTACTTGGTGTCGGCGATCTTGTAGTGCCGCTCGACGCCGTTCTCGTCGACGTACTGCTCGTTTACCCTGACCACCCGCGCCTTCTCGTCTTCACCCAGGATCTGGATCATTCGCGGGGTGTCGTAGTAGTGCGGCTTGACCTCGACGATTGCCCGGCCGCAGGCCGTCAGCGCCCGGGCCAGGTTGTCGATGAAATGGAAGTTGGCGAGGTCGCCTTCGGCCTGCCGTTGGCGGATCGCCACGCCCGAGGTCTCGTTGCTCCGCGCGCCCAGGCTGGCATCGTAGATGCCGGTTGCCGCCTTCATCTCGTCGATGACCTGGGCCGCGCCGGCCGATAGAGCCTGGATCGGCGGCTCGTAAGTGTTCCGCGCAGGCGGGCCAAGAACCTGGCCAGCGACGCTGACGGGGTTGTACGGCAACACCGCGTAGTTGACGACGTTCGCCGTCTTCCACTGCTGCTCGTGTCCTTCGATCTGACCCTCGGCCGCGATGAACGGCGACTTGGGAGCCAAGCTGATCACTTCCGCCTCATTGCTGCGGTAGAAGTTCAGTAGGCGCTGCGGGTCTTGGGCCCAGTGGATCAGGCTGTAGCGCTCCCGTCTCCCGTCGACCCAGACTTCCTCCCCCAGCACCAGGAAGATCGGAATGGTCAGGCCAGGCCACTCAAACTCCTCCAGGACTTCCTGACCGTTGAGCTTCGCGCAATGCACGCTGCGCGCCATCACCAGCCGGTCGTTCTCGATCAGCTTCGCGTCAACCGGCTCCGGACAGTCGTCCTCGAACACCGTCTGCCCGGTGTTGAGCAACAACAGCCTGCGCTTCCGAGTCTGCGTGTACCAGTAGTTCGCCACGCGCACGGCGCTATCGGTGATCCAGTCGTGGTCGAAGTTCCCGTACCCGTTGTCCCAGAAGTTGCTGGTCGCGGTTTCGCTGTCCGGGAACTGGCGCTTGAACTCGGCCTGCGAGAGTACATCGACCTCGAACCCATAGCGCGCATCTCTCCGCTCCGGTTCCACGGCAAACGGGTCTAGCCAGCATCGCCCGATCGCGTTCGGAATCTGCCGGATGTACAACTCCTGGTCGAAGGTGTCGTCGTTGACGTAGCGCGTGGCGAGTGTGAACGCGCCCAAACCCGACCGGCAGGCTTCGACGAAGGCCGCGTGGACCGCGGCGTCCGCCTCGGACTGGTATTGGATGTGGCGGACCAGGCCCTGATCGACAGCGGCCGTGTCCTTGTCGATTCCGCTGTCCACCGGTGAGATCTTGATGGCGATGCGGTTCTGCCGGACCTCGTTCTCCACCTGGTGGAGAAAGCCCCCCATCCGGTTGAAGACCAGACAGGGACGTCTCGCCGCCTCGCGCTCCCGTTTGCTCCTGTCATCCCACTGGTCGCCGGCCACAAACCGGGAGTCCTGGCACCCCCGCAGACGGTTCTCCCGCTCAGCCGGGTCCTCGGTACACTCCCGCCAATGCTCCCGTGCCTGCTTGAGTAGCTCTTCGTGAGTCATTCGCGTTCCGTTTGCTGCGACTGCGGCCGCTCAGAGGGCTCGCTTCCCTCGTTCTCCTCGACCGGCACCTCGCAGCACGCGATCGCGTCGGCCAGCGGAAACACGCCGGCATGCCGCTCCAGGGCCATCGCGCGCAGGAAACCGATGCGGCGGCGCAGCGGTCGGCCAAGGCTGTCGAGGATCATCGGCATGGGCCCCGAACCTCAGATTTGAAGCGCCGCGCGCATGTCGCGGAGGCGCTGGATCTGCCCGTCCAGAAGGCAGACCATGCCCGCCAGCTCGGAGCCGATGCCTGTTTGCGTCTTCAGGTTGCTGGACTCCTTTCCGCAGTCCCCAGGCCTTGGCGCACTGACGCTGGCCAGGCGGTCGTTCAGTTGCGTGGTCTCCCCCTGAAGCTGATCGAGTTCCGCCCACAACTGGTGAATCAGCGCGGGAATCTCCAGCGGAGGAGCCGGCGGCGCCTGGGTCGGGCCCGGCTCGGCCATTGCGTTCTGAAGAAGGCGCCCGTCGATCGCTCCGCCAAACCCCGGCAACGCTGTGATCGCAACCACTCTCTCAGCTTGTTTCGCCTGACCCTCGTCGAGCCCGAGCGTTCCCTTGCGAGTACCCAGCATGTGTGTTCTCCTGTAGTGGAATTCGCGGCCACTTACCCGGCCGCAGGTTCAAATCGTTCAGCGCTCAACATTGACGGAGAGTTACTGTATAACGGGTCTCATAATCCTCATCGCCGTGCCAGTCGATCTATCCCCCGATGATGAAACCCATCCTCCTCCGAACCCTCCGTCTGTTCGTCATCGTCGCCGGAGCTCTGCTCTGCCTCCTGACCGTCGTCGGGGCCTGGCCCGGCTCGATACTCCTCCTCGCACCTCACATCCGCGTGTCGAGCCCGTACTGTAGCCGGTGGAGGGCCGCCACCGACTGGAGCCGGCTGAAGGCTTCCGCCGATCTCGAGTCTCGCCTCTGCCGCGAGGCTCGAATAGAGCGACGCGACGGCCGCCTGGTGCTGTGGAACACGCCTGCGGGCGAATACTGGCTGCCCGCGGACGCACCCGCCAATCTCCTGCCCATCCTCCTCGCACAACAGCAGCGGTCCATCTACGGCCCGATACGCCCGGACGAGGTGATCATCGACTGCGGTGCCCATGTCGGGACGTTTAGCCGGGCCGCACTCGAGCACGGCGCAGGTCTAGTGGTGGCCGTGGAACCCGCCCCGGACGCGATCGAGTGCCTCCGCCGCAACCTGGCCTCCGAGATTGCCACCGGCAAGGCGATCCTCAGCCCGAAGGGCATCTGGGACTCTGAAGGAGCACTCACGTTCTGGCTCAATCCAGGCAACGGTGACGCCGGCGACAGTTTCGTGTCCCGTGCTCCCGGCGCCCGAGCCGTGCAGGTTCCCGTGACGACCATCGATGCCCTGGCTCGAGACCTCCGGCTGCCGAGAATCGATTTGATCAAGATGGACGTGAAGGGAGCCACAGAGCGCGGGCTCAGGGGCGCAGTCGCTGTGATCGCCCGCCACCACCCGCGCCTAGCCCTCTCCACCGAGGACCCGCCGGAGGATCCAGCGGCGCTCACGAGACTGCTCGCCACGCTGGCACCCGGTTACCGCCACACCTGCGGCCCCTGCATCCTGATCAGCGGCCAAATCCGCACGGATGTCATGTTCTTCGACTGGCCACAGAATCGCTAGGTCATCCAGCCGCCCTCGCCACCGAACCCGCCCAGGCCTGAAATCTGGCTTTCTGCCTTTCGGGGTTCGGTACGCGCGACGGCCAGCCCGCTCACCACCAGGTAGCGGGTGTCGTCCATCCGGTGGTCGTGCTCTTTCACCACCCGGCCCTTCTCGTCCCGCCGGTAGCGCCGCCTCTCCTCCTGCCAGCCCACCAGCGACCGGAAGGCCTTCAATCGGCCCGTCGACATCCGGTTCCAGAGGTCGTAGATACCCGCCTCGACCGCGTTATCGGCTTCCGACAGGTCGAGCCCGAGGTCGCGGTACATCTGGATCAACTGGCGGCCGTCGACCAGCGAGCGCCCGCGCGCCGCCGGGTCGATGACGCCGCGGATCCACTTGCCCCGCGACTGGATCGCGTGCGCGTGAACGCTCGGCTCGGCTTCACCCCGCGCGTACTCGCTGTAGAGGTAGAGGATGTCGCTTTCGCGGTCCCAGGCCCCCCACAGATCGGAAGAGCGTCGTGTAGGGAAAGAGTGTAGATCTCGGTGGTCGC